CCTAAACACAACAAAGCAGGAGAACCTTTGTTTCTAAGAAAATTTGTTCCTGCTAGGTTAACAGACAACCCATATCTATTTGATGATGGTCAATACGAAGCAATGTTGATGTCATTGCCTGAAGTAGAAAGAAAAAGACTTCTAGAAGGAGATTGGGATGTAGCTGAAGGTGCAGCCTTTACAGAGTTTAGTAAAAGTATGCATGTTTCTGATCCTTTTGAAATACCAGAAGGATGGGCAAGAGTAAGATCAGGAGATTATGGTTACAGCAGCCCTTCTTGTATACTTTGGGGTGCAATAGACTGGGATAATAACCTTTGGATATACAGAGAACTATATGTTAAAGGATTTACAGGTGAAAGACTAGGTGACACTATAGCCATGATGGAAAAAGACGATCCTGCAATGCAATTAACAGTTTTAGATGCTTCTTGTTGGAATAGAGTAGGACTAGGCCCTAGTATAGCAGAAACAATGATTAGAAGAGGGGTAAGATGGATACCATCAGACAGAAATCGTATGTCCGGAAAGATAGAAGTGCACAGAAGACTAGCTTGTGATGATTATGGAAATCCTCGTGTACGTATTTTTTCCAATTGCAATAATCTTATTAGGACTTTGCCTACATTGCCCTTGTCCAAAACCAATCCTGAAGATGTGGATACAAAAGCTGATGACCATGCTTACGATGCGTTAAGATATATGGTAATGAGTAGAACTTTAGTAAATGCACATAACACACATAGAATGACAAGACACACACAAAAGTATGAACCCCAAGACCAAACATTTGGATATTAATTAGATGGCTGAAAAGTATATTACTATAAAAGAAGCTTATGAAAAAGTTATTGAAACTGGTAACCCAAACAATGTAAGTGCAAAAACAAAATCTTATAATGCTATAATAGATAGTGGCTATAAACCAACAGATTCTGTTAAATTATTAACAACAGATGAAGCAGCACAAAAGTTATTAGATAAAAATTTTGTAGCAGGCCGTTACCAAGGTATCAGACAGATAATAAATGCAGGTGGTGGAAAAAACTTTAATCCATTTGAACAGGCAGAAGTTAGAAAAGAAGCAAATTTATCAAACCAAAGTTCTGTTAGAAAAACAAGTTTAACGTATGCTCCTAATACTAATGGGTATTTAAAATCTATTAATGAAGTAGTTATAGAATTAACAAAAAAAGGTGATCCTATATCTTTAAGTTTAAAAAATTATATAATAATGCAAACTACAGCTGGATTACGTGGAGAACAATTAATTCAAGGGGTAAAAAAACATGCTTATTCTGCAGATACGGCTACTTTTAGAAATGTAATTACAAAAGGATCAAAACAAGGAGTTGCTATTTTAGCAAATTATGAATTAGGTGATGTACATAGACAGGTTATAAACCAACAAGTAGATTTAGCTAAAAAATCTGGTTGGAGTAACGGTTTGTGGCATACAAATACAGGTACTATGAATAAACAAATATCAAAATTATTAGATAAACAATTTGTTAAAAATGGTGTAAGGTGGATATATTCTGCAACAGGTGAATCTAAACCTTTTTCAGTAGGTGATTTACGAAATCAAACATCAAGAATATTTTACACTTTTAATAATGCAGATAAATTAGGTCGTTTTATGAGCCATGCACCAAAGACAATAGGTCAAAGATTTTATGCAGGAGAAGGTTTATCAAAAACTGAACTACAAACATTAGGCAGTGACACGTCTAAGATAGTAACTTCTTTAGCTGATGATTTAGATAGTTTTTATAAAACAGTATATGGAGATCTTTTAGGTCATAACATTGCTGACAATGCTAAACTGCATGGTATAAGTATACAAGGTACAAGTCTTGAAAATGTACCTATAGAGCCTGAAAAATCAATAAAAGGAAAAGTAGATCAGTTAAGTGGAAAAAACATATCTCTTGATATACAACTAGAAGAAATTGATAGTAAATTAGATAAAACTTTAGCAAACATAGAAGCTAAAGAACAAGCAATAGCTGCAAGAACAAGTTCAAAAGAACCTACACCAGAAAAAGTTGAATCAGCAAATAAAACAAAACTTAAAAATATATTTAAAGTTTTACCAAAAGCAGGTTATGCTGTTCCTTTTTTAGGACCGGCAGTTATAGGAGCACTTACAGATTCTGATGAATATTCTGGAGGTGCAGTTGCAAAAGGTTTAAATATGGCAGCAGAAGTGCCTCTTAATATATTTGGTTTAACAGGAACAGACGTTGGTTTAGGAACTGATGAGCAAGTAGCAAAATATACAGAACGAAAAAAAGAGTATCTCGGAGGAATAGAAGAGAAAACAGCTCAACAACAGAGAGCAAGAGATGCCCTTAGTGTAGCAGACACTGAGTATCAAATAGGAGAACAGATGCAAGGTATAATGCTAGAAGAAACAGGGGGAAACCCTTATACAGATAGGCCTGTAAAAGGGTTTATGGAAGATAGATAATTAACAACAATAATAAAAGGAGAAAACTATGCCACAAGGAGTAGAAGGAGCTTACAAATCAGGTTACATAATGGGCCAGATGAGTAAACAAGGAGCAATGAGTGAAGCTAATGAAGGTTCATTACATCGTGAAGCACTAGAAAAAGAAATTGCTGGAACTAATGCTGGTTCTATTGAAGGACCATTTGAATCAACTATGATGTCATCTTCTGGTAAAGGTAGTGGACACACTGCACAGCTAGGTATGATTATGGGTTCTTCAAAGTCACATACGTAATAATAAACAAGGTATAAATAATGAGTGATCCTGTAGACGTTTCAAAAGACTTTAACCCAGACTCTGCCCCCGGTATTATTTCTTTAATACAAGGGAGACAAAAAGAAGCAGAGGATGGAAGACAAGTACACGAAACAAGGTGGTTAAAAGCTTATAAAAATTTTAGAGGAGTTTACGATAGTACTACTCAATACACATCAACAGAAAAATCTAAAGTATTTATAAAAATAACCAAAACTAAAGTGTTAGCTGCTTATGGACAGATAGTAGATATACTTTTTGCAAATAAAAAGTTTCCTATTACTGTAGAAGCAACTCCTATACCAGAAGGTATAACAGAATTTGCACATTTAGAAACACCTTTAGACCAACAAGTAGAACAAGATCCCTATGGTTATTCTGGAGATGGAAGAGAGTTACCTCCCGGATCTGTTCAGGCTACAGATAGCTTAGATTATTTAGGAGGATTATCATCTAAATATGAAGGGGCCCCAATAGCAGAGGGTCCTTCTAGGGTAGGAGAACCTCAAATTTCTCCTGCACAAGAAGCAGCTTTACGAATGGAAAAAATTATCCATGATCAGTTAACAGGAACTAATGCTACTACAGCTGTTAGAAATTCTATTTTTGAATCTGTATTACTTGGTACAGGTATAGTAAAAGGACCTTTTACTCATAGTAAAACTATTCATAAATGGATAAAAACAGAAGAACAAAGAGAGTATAGCCCAACATATAAAGATATACCTAAAATAGAAGCTGTATCTTGTTGGGATTTATATCCTGATCCTATGGCCACAAATATGGAAGATTGTGACTACGTTATACAAAGACATAAGATGAATAGGACTCAAATTCGTGGTCTTATGGATATGCCTATGTTTGATCCAGAAGCTATAAATGAAGTATTAGCTGGAGGAGGAAATTATAACGATAAGTACTATGAAAGTGTTATAAGAGATGAAGAAGGAGCTAACCAACACTCAACAGAACGGTTTGAAGTTCTTGAGTACTGGGGATGTGTTGATTCTTATTTTATGGAAGAAATAGGCATGGATGCTCCTGAAAATGATAACTTATCACAAGTTCAAGTAAACGTATGGATATGTGGTGGACAAGTATTACGAGCTGTTATGAATCCTTTTACACCAATGCGTATTCCTTATCAAATATTTCCTTATGAGATAAGTCCTTATCAAATATGGGGTATTGGCATACCAGAAAATATGGAAGATGCACAGATGCTTATGAATGGTCATGTTCGTATGGCTATTGATAACTTATCTTTAGCAGGCAACATGGTTTTTGATGTAGATGAAACCTCTCTTGTACCCGGACAAAATTATGACATATTCCCGGGTAAGATATTTAGAAGACAATCTGGTGTTACAGGAACGGCAATAAATGGTATTAAGTTTCCTAACACAGCAGGTGAGAACATACAGATGTATGATAAAGCAAGGCAACTTGCTGACGAAGAAACTGGTATACCTAGTATAATGCATGGACAAACTGGTGTTACTGGTACAGGAAGAACAGCAGCTGGCTTATCTATGCTATTAGGATCAGCTGGACTGTCTATTAAAACTGTTATAAAAAATCTTGATGACCATCTTCTTAAACCAATAGGAGAAGCTTTTTTTCAATGGAACATGCAGTTTAATGAAGATGAACCTGAGTCAGAAGGTGATCTTGAGATTAAACCAAAAGGTGTAGCTTCTGTAATGCAAAAAGAAGTTCGTTCTCAACGTCTTACAGCCTTACTACAAACAGTAGCAAACCCTATGCTTGCTCCGTTTATTAAAATACCTAACCTTATAAAAGAATTAGCTATCTCTCAAGATATAGATCCAGATAGTCTTGTTAATGATATGAATCAAGCACAGATTTATGCCGAAATGCTGAAAGGAATGCAGCCAGATGCCCAACAAGGACAACAACAACCAGAATCAGGAGGCCCTCAAGGCCCTATCTCCAATAGTGGGCAACCAGCAAACATGGGAACCCCTCAACAACCTGCTCAAGGCACTCAACCATCAGACCTTACAGGCTCTGGTAATGGCACCATCGGAACTGGAGGTGTACCGGCTGCAGGGGAGAGCCAGTTTGCTGGCAATGCTTCTCAATTTGAAGAATAATTATGATGAGATGAAAAAGGAAAAAGAAAGTAAATAATGGCTACTAACACTAACCTTAATGATGTATTTTTTACTTCTAGTGTATCTGCATTACGTAATAAAAAAATATCTGCTCCTACAGATCAATTTACTGCTGGGTATGAACAAGGGTTATATGATCCTGATCTTACTAAGCCTGAAGGATATGATGTACCAGAGATAGAAGAAGACGTACAAAACATAGACGTACCCGGTGGCAGCCAAGCATTAGATACTAATATTTCCGATGCTGTTATGTTATTTACAGATCAAGAAAAAGAAGAAGAACGTAAAAAATTAGGAACTAATGTTTTTGGAGTAGATGCTCAACTTCAATCTTTAGGACCTTTTGGTTCAGACGTAGCATCTATAACAGCAGAAATGCCTCAAAGGACAGGTATAGGTGTAAGTAATGTACCAGCTATAGCTCCTTATGAAAGAGGTGGTTCTTCTACTATGACAACAGGTCCTATAGATGATGAAGAATTAGCATCACCTCCTTCAGGAAGTATCGATCTTTCACAATTTGAAGAAACCTATGATGCAGGTAAAGAAATTTATTATTCTTTTGATAACCCTTCTTATGGTGGAGAAAACACTATTACAACTTCTCCTAGTTCACAATATGGAGCATATGCAGGTGCAGGAGTAAATTTATCTACTTACACAAAGCCTTTTTCAACAGGCCTAGGCACTACAGCAACTCAAAGTAGTGTAGGTTTAAGTTCAGCTCCACCAGCTTCTCTTGCTGGATCAGCTGCTTCTCTTAGTGGTGCTGCAACTGCCGGTACAGGCTATTTAGCAAACATAGGATCAAAAGGTTATGGAGCAACTGTTGGAGCCGGAGCCCCTGCTACTGCAGGATCAAGCTGGTCTGGTGCTCTTAAAGCAGGAAGCCAAGTACTTCAAATATATAGTATAAAACAAGCTTTTGATTCTGGTACAGCTGAAGGAAAAGTTTCAGGAACTTTGCAAACAGCAGCATTGTTAAATCCAGCTCTTGCTCCCTACGTAGCTCTTTACGAAGGAATAAAAATGTTAACAGGCTGGGGAGGATTTGGAAAATGGATGAGAGGTGGTGGTTATAAACATCCTATGGGTGGTGTAGAGTTTAGAGTTACTTCGCAAGATATTCTTGATAAAAATAATGGAGTGCCTAGTGACTCAGATCAAACTGCATGGTTAAATGCTGGTACTCCTGAATTTGATGAAGCAGTAAAAAATGATACTTTACGTTTAACAGCACCTTACTCTTGGGGATATAATGGATATGATCCTAGCATTGTAAAAGGACAGGCTCAAAAACAAATAGATTATCTTTATGCTTTTGCTGATAGGTACAATGTAGATGTAAACGAAGAGGTATTTATAAAAGCTGCTACAGGATCAGGAGGTTTTCAAAAATATAAACCAACAGGTGATAGAGCTCCCGGAACCAATCACAGTTTATTAGAAAGAATAGATAGTGTAGGAAATGGGTCATCAACTGCTAACCAATGGTTAAGAGAAGTTTTTGAGTACACAGGACCTAACGGAGAAAAGATTGTATCTGGAACTCCTACATCTAATAATATAAATGTTAATACCGGTTTAAAAGACGGCTTTGCTTCTCAACAAGATTTTGAAAATGATATTACTGAATTTAGCAATAACTTTTATTCGTAATGGACTACTAATAGGAATACTACTAATGAGACAACCCGACAATATGAAAGCTGCTCAAGGTGCTGGACTAGATATGAATAGTCTTGATTTTGAATTTATGACAAAAGGTGATCCTATAACAGATGCTCAGGATGCAGCAGGTCGTATACAACAAAATTTAACTCCAGAAGAAATGGATGAGATGGCTAACCTTGCTCCTTATGCTCAAAAGTTTATGATTTTGTCTATAAAAGCTGAAACTGGACAAATTCCTTCCGAACAAGATGTAGATCAACTTTTAGCACAGTTTGGACAAGAAATGTCCTCCACAGATGAGCAGGGAATGCCCTCTGAGCAAGGCTCTGGTACTATAATGGCCCAAGACATGCAAAGTGAAGCTAGTGTACCTTCTAGGCCCATAGAGATGAGTAAGGGTGGAAATACAGCTTTAGAAGCAGCTAAAAACATTGTAAGAGAAAAGCATCCAAGACAAGCAAAATATTTAGATAGTTTAAATATAGTTATGAATCCAGACATGGCAGGACATTCAGAATACCGTTCTGGTGACTATGAAGATGCTGATATGTATGGAGGAAAACATACTATAGAAATAAATCCAAGAGATTCTAAAACACCAGAAGAAATTGCTTCTACTATAGCAGGGGAAACTCTACACCATATGAAAGATAAAGACCCAGAGTTTAGAAAGATGTGGTTAGGCCTTAGAGAAACATTAGGAGAAGATGAAAACTTTCGTAGGTTTCAAGAAAAAAGACAAGGTCGTATGAATAAAATGAGGCAAGAAGAATTTATTAGAGAGGGAGATTATAAAAATCCTGTAAATAATAAAGGTCCTTATAATGATACGAGAGATGTAGACCATTTTATAGATGCATCAGCAATGGATGAATGGATAAGAGCTTATCAATTTAAAGATGATCCTATAGCTGGAAAACATTATGACAAAAGTTGGAAAACAGATGAGTTTCATAAAGATAAAAGGTATCGACCACAGTTTGAAAATATTCAACAATATTTAGGAAAGGGCATGGCAGTTGGTGGAGTTGTACCAGCTGGGCCAGCAGGAGTAGTAAATCAACCCGGAGCAGACAACTCTGGAGTAGGAGATGACGTTCCTGTTAAGAGTGATGGATTTGTAATAAATGCTGCAGCTGTACGACATGCTGGTTTACAAGATATAAATGACATGATACAGAATGCAAAAGCCTATGCAGAAAAACAAGGTGCAAAATTAGACTTTGGTAAATCTGCTACAGGTGCAGAGGATATACTTGTATCAAATGGTGAAGTTGTTATTCCTGATGTGTTAGCAAACATAATCGGATATGATAAATTAGAAAAAAT